ATCAATAGGCGGAGTAAACATTCCGGGGTTATCTAGTAATCCTTTGGGTGCATTATTTTCTGATCCTTTTGATGTTCAAACTGTGAAATATCCTCATGATTTAGGTTCTTCAATCAGAACACATTATTTAAAATTTGACATATATGACATAAACCCAACAACATTGGGTTCGGAATGGCAAAGTGCATTTGCTGGTCTAGGTAATTCACTTTCATTGGATAGTATAACTAGTGGTGACATTTTTAGTAATTTTGCAGATTCTTTTGGCACATTTATAACCAGTTCTGGATTAATAAATGAAAATAATAGTGGTATGCAAGGTTTTAATGAAAAGTCACTAACACACAAAGGCACCATTGCTTTATATATTCCTGATACTGTCAATTTTGAATACAATGCAAAATATGGAGAAATTAATCTTACAGATGTTGCAAAAGATGGACTATCCAAATTACCAGGTATTATTGGTAAATCAGCAAACTTTGTTTTAGGATCAGACATAGGAAAGTTGGCCATGCGGTCAGCAGGCATTGCACTCAACCCAAATCAACAAATGATGTTTGAAGGATTAAATCTCAGAGAATTTTCTTTTGACTTTAATTTTATGCCAAAATCACGCCAAGAATCGGATACTGTTAAAAAAATTATTAAACAATTTAAATACTACTCAAGACCAACAACTAAAAAAGATAGTTACGGTTTCATTTTTGTTCCACCATCCATCTTCAAAATACAATTTCAATTTTTGAATCGTGAAAATACATGGGTTAATAAAATTGCCGATTCTGTCATAACAAATATTTCTGTTGACTATGGTCCAAATGGTTGGTCAACCCACCAAGATGGTTCACCAGTAAATATTAAATTGAAATTAGACTTCAAAGAATTATCACTTATTGATAGAGATGGTAACACCGGCATCGGAAAGAATTACTAATGAAATATTTTGAATCTTTACCAAAAATAATATCTAGAAAAGATAATATTTCCACAATAAAAACAAATTTGATGGCTAGGTCGAGTATTATTCCGACACTACTTTCAAATCCATTGGTGTTCTATAGTTACGATGTGCAAGATGAAGATACACCAGAGATTATAGCTTACAAATACTATGGTAATGTTTATCGTTACTGGATTGTTTTATTTGCAAATCAAATTATAAATCCACAATGGGATTGGCCAATGAGAAGTAATGTATTTAATAACTACATTGAGAAAAAGTATCCCAATATTGACGTTTATACTACGTTGGATCACTATGAAAAAATAGTCACAACAACTGATAATGAAACAAATACCATAACAACTGATGTGTTTACTATTAATGCTCAAGAATTTAATAGTATAACGCCAGAAGTCATAAACTTCAAGACTGATATTATTGATTGTTCTGTTTCCACTATAACCAGAGCAGTTAATGTTTATGAGATGGAATATGAAAAGAATGAATCTAAAAGAAATATTAAAATTTTAAATTCTGATTATGTTCCTCAGTTAGAAAAAGAACTCCAAAACATATTCAAAAAATAAATTATGAATTTTTTAGAAGAAGACGGCATTTATTATCCACAAGACTATTATGTGGAAGAAATAAAACTCATTCCGGTGAGTGGAGAGTCTATTGATTTGCGTAAAATTATGCGTGAGTTATCAATATATGAAGACATCTTTAGTTTTGCTGTTTCGGGATATGTAAAAATTGAAGATGGTATTGGTATCATAGATGGTTTGAATCTAATTGGTCAAGAATATCTGAAAATCACTTTTGGAAAAGTAAAAGATGATCCAGATATGCACTCAAAAACATACAAATTGTATAAAATAGCCGATAGAGCACCTTCTGGCAATTTTATGACAGAGTATTACACATTGCATTTTTGTACTGAAGAATTGTTATTGTCCGAAAAAACAAAAATAAGCAAATCATATTCTGGCAGGCAAATAAATGATATGGTCTATGAAATTTTAACAGAACAGTTAGAAGTTCCTGAAAAAAGAATTAATTCAATTCAAGATACAATGGGTATCTATGATTTTGTTGTACCTAGATTTAAACCTTTTGAAGCAATCAGTTGGTTGTCATGTTATGCAAGACCGAGTGTTGGTAAAGGTGCCGACATGTTATTTTATGAAACGGCAGCTGGCTATAATTTTCGTTCTTTGCAATCATTATTCAAACAACCATCGTTTGCATCATTTTTATATCAACAAAAAAATATCTCAGACACCTCATTTGATGAAACAACAAGAACAATTATAACTTTTGAATTTCCAAAAGCACTTGATGTTATGGATGAAGTTAGTTCTGGAACATATGCCAGCAAATTAATATCACTTGATCCAGTACAAAGAAAACAAACAGTCACAAAATTTAATTATCAAAAGTATGAAGCTGATAATGAGACTTCAAGTTTGAATGGAAATCCTATTATGAATGGATTTCAAGATAGATTTGGAAAATCGTTATCTAATAGTCCCGATTCATTATTAAAATTGGTAACAGGTAATTCTAAACAATCGGAACAACCTTACATTGCAGAAACTGATGCTGCCAGTAAAGATATTTTCATTGAACAATATGTTCCAAATCGCACAGCACAAATATCGTTAGCTACACATACAATATTAAAGATTGTTGTTCCTGGTCGTACTGCTCTTTTAGCTGGAAAAGTTGTTGAGGTTCGTTTTCCATCAATCGAACAAAAAAGTGAAGGTGGTGAAGCCGTTCGAGAAGAAGATAAAGGTTATTCCGGTAGATATTTGGTTACTGCACTAAGACATATTGTACAACCTTATTCTCAGTCTTTCCAAACAATTTTGGAATTGGCCAAAGATAGTAGTCAAGAAAAAATGACAGGTATCGATACGTCTAATTTAGAGTTAGATGAAATTGTTGCAGGACTTTTTGATGTTAATATTACTGACATGTTTGGAACCGCAAGAACAGAAGAAGAAATTCAAGCAAGCGCAGACCTTGGTGATTTTACAGGATAAGTACTAATTATGGAGACACAATGAATAACTTTTTAGGAAAAGACGGTTTCGTCTGGTGGATGGGAAAAATTGAAAATAGAATTGATCCTTTGGGTATTGGCCGTTGTCAGGTAAGAATTTTTGGTTGGCACATAGAAAACAAAGAAGAATTGCCGACTGAGTATTTGCCTTGGGCTATGCCTTTGTTACCAACCAATAACTCTAAATCTTTTGCTTCACCGAGAGTTGGTGATTGGATTGTTGGTTTCTTTACTGATGGTCTTTCAGGACAAGCACCTGTAATGATGGGTGTTTTACCAGGAATGCAACAAGATGAGTATTCTACTGATAATCCAGAATTAACTGCTGATAATATTTCTTCAACAACAAGAACAGAAGAAGAAATACAAGCAAGTAAAGACCTTGGTAATTTTGAAGGATAAAAATGTCACACGAATTATATAAATTACATTTAATGGCTCATGAAATTGAAGTTTTAAATGCACATTTGTTTGCAGAATTAATAACACCTGAAGAATATAATGAAAAGATGAAGAAATTTGAATGTCATGATGAAATTTGTGTTGAAGAACATCATGAAGAAAGTGCTTCACACTATCGAGATATTATAAATTCTAGTCTAGGATCAAGATGAACACCGATGCATATCCAGTATTAGCCGAAAATAATGATGGTGTGGAAACAAATCCACCAAAACCTTTAACAACTGGTGATAAACCAAGAGTTGGTAACCCAACTACTCCGGGTATAGCTAGAGGTGTGTTGAAAGACACAATGGATGATAGAATGTCAAAAAGACTTGCCCATCATTGTGACTTTGGTATTAATCTTTCACGAAGAATTGGTCTAAAAAAATACTTCAAAGCAATTGCTCAAGCAATCAGAAAAGCTATTCGGGCAGTAAAAAGAACATTAGGAATTGGTGATGCTTCAGGCGTTATATCAACAATCATCAATAAAGTTAAAGCAATAGTTACTGAAATTAGAAATTATGTTAGAGAATATGTAAAACCAATTGCAGTATTTTTAATTAAAGTACTAAAATTTATTGCCTATGTGAAAAAAGTTATTGCTTGGATTCTTGGATTACCTGCACGATTCTTAAAGTTCTTACGTGAGTGTTTGACTGCACTAATGTCAGCATTATCAAAAGTTTTCTTGGACGAAGTGTTTTCTGGTGAAGGACCTTCTACACTTGGCAAAGATATTCAAAGCATTGTTAAAGACGCTAAAGAAATTGTAACAACAGTTACTACAACAATTTCTTTGGCAAACAAAACAGTTTCTGAAGTTCAATCATTAGGAAACACAGTTACTAGTGCTTTAAATAAATCCACAAGTAGTGTTTCTGGTGCATCAACTTTGAAACCTGAACAATCATCTTTGACACAATCTATAACAGCTGATACAGCAAATACTTCTTTAGATTCTGTTACAACAACAATCAAATCAATGCCTAGTGCTTCAGATGTTGCAAATACTGCATCAGCAGCTGCATCATCTGCTTCATCCCCACCTAATCAAGCGATGCCTTAAAAATGACAGAAGAAAGTGATATCAATTCACCACCACCGGAAGCCCCTGGTTTATGGAATGAACCTGAAGGCGCAACAGAAGAAAATCCTCCTGTTTATCCGTATAATAACGTAACACAAACCGAATCTGGTCACTCGTTCGAAATGGATGACACACCAGGAGCTGAACGTATACGACTACAACATAGAACTGGAACATTCACCGAAATGAATTCACGTGGTGACCATACTGTTAAAATTATTGGAAATGGCTTTGAAATTATTGCTGGAAATAAAAACGTTGAGATAACAGGACATTGTAATCTTACTGTTAAAGGTGATTGCAATATTGATGTTGACGGTGATTTCAACCAACATGTTAAAGGTGATTATAACCTTATTGTTGACGGTGAATACAATATTAGGTCTATTGGCGAAATGTGGTTATCTGGTGATGACGATGTTTCAATTTCAGCAAACGAAAATTTTGGTGGAAGTTTAAGACTTGGTGCTGCTGATAATGTTTATATTAATGCCGAATTAGATGTTGGTGGATCAATTACTTGTGATACATTGACTGCGGAATCACGTGTTAATGCGGGCATGGGAGTTATCGCAGGACCTTATGGATTCACTTCCGCACTAGGTGGTTTGAGTCTTGGTTTCCCAACACCAGCAACACCTATGGCTAAAGCAGGATCTATCACCTGCGTTGGTGATATTTTGGCATTATTGCCAATTACATCAGCGGTTTCTGTCAATGCACCTGTTGCTAATTTCCCAATAGTGGCAAATATTGGTCTTATGAAAGCAACTTGGATGACAGATTCTGTAAACAAAGGTAACTACAATGCACATACGCATATTGGAAACAAAGGCTTTCCAACTAGTTCACCATTAATGCCGATGATTTGAGGATAATATTATGGCTTTAGTTAATAATGCAACAGGGGTATATACAACATTAGGGTTCAATTTTAAGGATCCTAATGGTGCAGTACAAACATTTTCTGCAAATACGCAAGCAAATTTACAACAATTTCCACCCATCATTAATGAATGGCAAGCAAAAGATTTGAGTAATAATGATGTTGGTGGGTATTTTCAAAATCCAGTTTATGAATATGCAAATACAATTAAGTTGAAATCGGATGCAATTTATCAGGCCTGCAATGTTGCAACAGCTAGTACAGGTAATGATCCGGATACAGGTGCACCAAATCCACCAAGATATACTGGACCAAGCTTGACGGCTTTAATGGCTGCATCCAATAGTGTAACAATTTCAGCAAACACAATGATTTTTCACACAAATAAAATTTCTGGTGTGACTCCCATTGAAGGTAAAGACGATGTGGATGTCAATCCATATTATCAAACCGCCACTTCTTATGGTAAACAAGCCATCTATATCACAAATCAAACAGATGGTATTGTAGACAACTCTCCAATTTTAGGTTCCATGACCAGTCTTCTAGTTGTACCAGAATTTCAGAATTATGCAAGTAATGTTACTTCATTTTTGACTGTGGTGAACACTATTATTTCAGCCAATAGTGATCCAACAGGCGCAATCACAGGAATAGTATCGAAATTAAATGAAATGAAATCATTTATGGATGAAAGATGGGGACATGATGTTGCATTTTTTGCAAATGTTAAGAATATGGTCAATAGGTTCAATCAACTTAGTAGTTTTTCAAATGCTGGAGAGACAGAAAAATATTTGTTAAATAATGTATTGGGTACAGAGAAAATAAAGTCCAGAATAAACTCATAAAAATGGAAAATTCAAAAAAAACTGTTCCGGCCCAAAAAAAAACAGGACCATATCCAAGAGTCCTAAAAGCTAATCCACTCCTAGCTCTATAAATACAAAATGGCAGACACTCTTAAAAAAATATACTCAGATATAGATTTCACCTTTACCAAAAGACCTGGTATGGGTGATGTTGCCATTAGTTATGATGCTCAAGCTGTTGTTCGTTCAATTCGTAACCTTCTATTGACAAGACACTTTGAAAAATTGTTTAATCCATCCGTAGGTTCAAACCTTGATGCTTTGTTATTTGAAAATGCTTCATCACTTACTGCGGCTAATATTCAAACTGAAATTACCAATGTAATTAATAATTTCGAAAGACGAGCTAATTTGGTTAAAGTTGGAGTTAAAGCGGTGCCAGATTCTCATTCTTATGAAGTGTCGATAGTATTTTATGTTGAAAATGCAACCATACCCACAACAGTAAACCTTATACTAGAGAGAAACAGATAAAATGGCCGGCGCAAATTCAAATATTCAAATCACAGATTTGGATTTTAACAATATAAAAAATAACCTGAAAACTTTTTTAAAGTCTCAGGACACACTAAAAGATTACAACTATGAAGGTTCTGCACTTTCTACTTTGTTGGATGTTCTTGCTTACAACACGCAATATAATGCATATTACTTGAACATGGTTGCCAATGAGATGTTTTTGGATTCAGCACTACAGAGAAGTTCGGTAATTTCTCATGCTAAATTATTAAATTACACTCCAAAATCTTATATTGCACCTACTGCCAAAATCAATTTAAAAATCAATAATGTTACAGACACATCTTTAACATTACCTGCTTATACAACTTTCTTGTCACAATCAATTGACGGTGTGAATTATAAATTCTCAACTACAGATTCAAAAACTGTAACTGTAACAAATAATACTGCGTTGTTTGAAGATATTTTAATTAGACAAGGAACACCAACAACACTTAATTATGTTGTTGATACTGTACAAAATCCAAATCTTGTTTTTAAAATTCCCGATATTGGTGTTGATACAACAACAATTAAAATTGTTGTACAAGAATCTAGTTCAAATAGTTCTTCTGAAGTTTACACAGAAGCCAAAGAATTTTTAAAATTATCTGGAGACTCAAAGGTTTATTTCTTAGAAGAAGGTATCGATGAAAAATATCAAATTTCTTTTGGTGATGGTATTTTAGGTAAAAAAATATTTAATGGAAATTTAATTAGAATACAGTATTTGGTAACTAAAGGTACTGCTGCGGCCGGAGCCAACCGTTTTGTATTAATGAATTCCATTAATGGTTACGCAAATAATGTTGTTTATCCTATTACAGCGGCATCAAATGGTGGTACCAGAGAATCAATTAAGTCAATTAAATTTCAAGCACCTAAATCATATGCAGCTCAAGGTCGTGCAGTCACAACAGAAGATTACATTACAGCAATTCAACAAAATAGATTAGGATTTTCTTTTGATGCCGTCAACGTTTGGGGTGGTGAAGAAAATATACCTCCTGTATATGGTCAAGTGTTTGTTTCTATGAAACCTACAGGAGCTTTGTTGTTAACAGACATCCAAAAAGATAAAATTGTTAAAGATTTAATACGTCCAATCTCTATGATGACCGTTACACCAACAATTGTTGATCCAGATTTCACATTCTTAAAAATTACAAGTAATGTTGTTATAAATTCAAAGAAAACTACATTATCGATTAATCAAATTAAAACTAAAATTACGAATGCTATAAATTCATTCACTAATGCTTCACTAAACACGTTTAATTCAACTTTTTCTTTGTCTGATTTAATTGTTAGAATTCAAAACTCCGACCCATCGATTGTTTCGAATGAGGTTAATATTCAGGTACAAAAAAAGTTTACACCAACTCTAATTAATTCACAGACATATAAACTGTATTATGGTACACCACTACAAAAAGGTGTGTACTTGAGTGGCATTAACAGTTCACCGAGTATGCAGTTCTTAGATTTAGTTTCTGGAACTACAACTGTATCTGGTGTTTACATACAAGAATTGCCGTCAATTGTTGGTGGTGTACAATCCATTTCAATATCTAATCCGGGTTTTGGTTATCAATATGCACCAACAGTAACTATTGTTGGTGATGGTACTGGTGCAACAGCTCAAGCCGTTATCAATTCTTCTGGTGCAATTACTGCAATCAACGTACTAAACACGGGTACAAACTATAGTTCTGCTGTTGCAGTAATTACTCCTGTTACAAATGATACAACAGGTAAACTTGGTGCTGCAACTATTAATTTATCTGGTGCAATTGGTACACTTCAGAGTTATTACTTTAACCAAGATAAAGCAAAAACTATTTTGAATCCTAATTTGGGAACAGTTGATTATACAAATGGTTTGATAACATTAAACTCTTTTAATCCAATTCAAATTGATAATCCTTTAGGACAATTAACTGTAACTGCAACACCAAAGTCTAGTATTATTTCTTCTTCATATAATCGAATACTTACAATCGACCCTTATGATCCAGGCGCCATAACCGTTAACCTTACAGTTCAGCAATGATACCAAATACAGAAAAAACATCATTACTTGTACCGTATCAATTACCTGCGTTCGTAAGAGACAATCCCGAATACAGTAATTTTCAGGTATTTCTTCAAGCTTATTATGAATGGCTTGAGTTGGCCAACTCTGCAAATTCGGCAGTTACTCAACCCGTTTCTACTGGTCAAGGTGCTGGTTTTGGTTCATCAAATATCTTACAATACACAGATATTGATACAACAATTGATGATTTTATTGATTATTTTATCAACGACTTTTTACCTTATTTTCCAAAAAATTCTTTAATTAGTCAACAAAAAGCTGTAAAATTTGCCAAAGAGTTATATAAATCAAAAGGTACACCAGCATCTTATCAGTTTTTGTTTCGTGTATTATATAACTCAGACTTTGAATACTACAAAACAAGTGATACGATTCTACGTGCATCGGCCGGTACATGGTATGTTGCAAAGAGTCTTAAACTTGCAACAAGTGATTTAAGATTCTTACAGACTAAGAACCTAAGAATTTTTGGTGAAACATCAAAATCAATCGCAACAATTGAAAATGCAATTTTAGTTGGTAATAAAATTGAAGTCTTCATTTCAAATATTGAACGTCTGTTTGAATCTGGTGAAAATATTCGTATTGTTGATAATGATAATCAAGATGTTTTAATTAATGGAACAAACCTCACAAGTAAGATTGTGGGTCAAGTTAGTCAAGTTAATTTAAAGACAAATGACAAAGGTGTTCCACTTAATCGAGGCACATTATATCAAGTTGGTGACCCTGTAATTGTTTATGGCGGTTTAAATCCCGATATTCAAACACCAATCGGTGCTACTGCCGAAATTGGTTCTGTAACAGCTGGTGCAATTACAGGTATTAGTACCATCAAAGGTGGTTTTGGTTATTCTTTGTATCCAAATACAAAACTAACAATTACGAATGCTCCTGGTGCAAATGCAATCGTTTACTCTGTTGATCCTAATCCGGCATCGCAAGCTGATGTAGTTATGTTTCCAACAGATTCAATTTATGGTAAATTGGCCGTAAGAATTGGTGCAAACAACTATAACTTTGTAAATTCTTCTTGGTCAAATGCAAATACATCGATTGGTAATACACTAAACTTTATTTCGTTTGCAACATATCCCATTTCTTCTGTTACAGTTATTAATGGTGGCGGTGGAATTTCTACAGTTCCTACAGTTACGGCATACAATACACAAAAAACAGATGTTAATGGTGAAGCATATCTAGATAAACTGGGAATTCTCGCACCAATTCAAATAGCAAATGCTGGCCGTGGATATCGTGCAAATGATGTTATTAGAATTACTGGTGGTAATGGTTATGGTGCCTATGCAAATATCAGTTCAGTAAACTCATCAGGTTCAATTACTGGTGTACGATATGTTTATAAGAGTAATACTGCAAGACCACAGAACTATCCATTGGGTGGTATGGGTTACACCAATGAATTTTTGCCAACAGTAACAGTTGTTTCTAGTAATACACAAGCTGCAAATGCAAGTCTTTTTGTTCCTGGTATTTTAGGTGCTGGTGCAGCTTTCTCGGTTGCAACACAAAAGATTGGTTCTGTTACAACAATTAACTTGACTAATAATGGTGAAGATTATGTTTCTTCACCAAATGTATCTCTTGCTGTGCAGGACATTTTAGTATCTAATGCAGATATTCTTTTATTGCCTGCTGCTGGTGATTTTATCTATCAAGGTAATTCTCCTAAAACCACATCATATTCTGCATTAGTTGACTCAGTTAAATTATTAAATGGTGATGTAAACACATACAACTCACTATACAATATTCGTGTTTTTAATTATAACTCACAACCAAATCCAAAACTTCCATTGGTGATTGAAAACAAAAATATCAATCTTAGAATGGCAAATACTGCGGCCGAAGCAAACAAATATTATATTGGAAGTCCCGAATATAATGCATTTGGTATTAAAAATTATGGTGATGGTGCCGCTTTAGCACAGGCATCTTTCTTAAACGGATTGGTATTCAGTCAAGGTCAATACTTAGATACATCTGGCCAACCAAGTTCTTTTGACGTACTTGAAAGTGACATATACAATGACTTCACTTATCAAATTACAGTTGAAAAAGAAATTGAAAAATATAGAAATGTTGTATTGAATTTATTGCATCCTTCTGGAACAAAACTCAGGGGTCGATATGCACTAAGGTCTAGTACAAATATCAAAGTGGCAGGTTTGAATGCTTTATATAAAGCCATACATTTACAAGACTATACAGGTGATTCTGCTTCTCAAGTGAAAATGGTAGCAGATTTTACAAATCACAGCAACAACAAATTACTTTTAAGTAATACCGCTGGTGCAAATATTGCAACATTCATATTCACAAATATATCAGGAACACCAAATAGTGTAGTTGGAATAACCTCAACACACGGACCAAATATACGTTCTGAAGTTGTTGGTGTTGATTATGCAAACAATATTGTAACACTTAAAGATAGTGTGTTTTTAACATATCCAAATGTTGCATATGTTACCGCAAATGCTAACACAAAGATAATAAATATCAAGGCAATTACGAATTCTTATAATGTTATTAATAATGGACACTACAGCAATACTGCATATCCATTAAAAGATATTGTATTTACTGGTGATACAATTAAAATTTCAACCAACACATACACCGTTTCATCGGTAGATTATGAACATGGAATTTTATACACATCAGCAAATGTAACCTCAAACATTGCAAACTCTTTTGTTTCTGTGAACAGAACATTAACTGCAAGTGGTAAGAGTGTAAGAATTATTGGACCAATTGGACTAGAATACGTTCCTGAATTAGTAACGGAAGATGGTTTCTCATTAACAACAGAAGACGGTAGTATATTAATACTGGAGTAAAGAATGTCAACGATTAAGATTACGCAATTACCTTTAATAACTCAGCTGAATGCTAACACATCGAACACCGTGTTCGTTGCTGTTGATGCACAAGCTGGTATTACAGGTAAGTTTACAGCCACAACACTTGCTGCCGGTCTTTATGCAAACAATGTACTGAATGTTGGTAATAATGCTATCACATTACCAAATACTGTTGCACAGTTTGCACTTAAAGGTGAAAGTTATGTGCAGACCAACTTCATCAATACAAGTGATGGTGGTACTGCTGACCACGTTATTACTGCAAACACGGGTACAGATTCAACATTCTTTGTTGACTTAGGTTTTGCAAATAAGAATTATGTTCCTGGTTCAGAATTTAATAACATTGGTACTGCAATTGAACCAATGAGTGGTTATCTGTATGTACAAGGCAACACAAGTGGTTCTATTGGTGGTAACTTGATTGTTGGTACAACATCATCAAATACAGAAACACGTTTGATTGCTGGTGGTGGTACTGCCGCAAACGTAATTGCAAAAGTAACACAATCTGGTTTGAAACTGGTCAATGGAAAAACATTAACTTTTGATGATGGTACTGTACAGAATACGGCTGCAGCAACTCTTGCATATACTGTTGCTGCGTTTACATTAGCAAATACCAATTCAAATAGTATTGTATATCAGACTGGTGTTGATGTAACACAGAATACCAACATAACTACGGCCAACAATGCTGCATGGGCTGCGTTCAATAAAGCAAACAATGCATTGGCCAACACATCAGGCACATTTGGTGGCGATTTGAACGTAGCAGGAACAATGAATGTAAACAATATTCTAACAGTTACAACAACAAATCCAGCGTCAAGTCCTTCCATAACTACAATTACAACTCAAAATTATAATTTATCACTTCAAGCAGTATCTAATACTTGGACATTTGTTGCAAATGGAGCTGTATTATTTCCAGACAGCACCATTCAAAGAACAGCATTTACTGGTACTGCAATAGACCAAACAGCCAGAAATACGGCTAATAGTGCTGTTCAAAATACTGCTGTTATTCAATTAAATAC